CAGAGTCATTGAACTTTTCAAAGTAAAGAACATCCCCTGTTGATACCTTCCTAAACATAACCAATAAGTAGTTTGTTACGCATTCTATATCTAACGTAACTAGAGTATTATGGTTCATGACTAGCGCCGTTTATATGTTCTGGCTTTGCATCTATAACCCCTGTACTAACAAGGTATAACAAATCGGTATAAGAAACGAGTGACATAATATTATCCTCTAATGTAATCGGGGTCTTGGTTGACATAACCTGGACCGGGGCCACACTCTTCTTCGTTGATAAGTTCCTCTATTGACATTCTTGCTGAGTCATAATGACCTTCAACAATAAAATTAATAATACGCCTTTCTTCTGGCGGTAACTGACAGCAGAAGTAGAGAGTAAATTGGTCAATACGTATTTGGGTTGTATTGACTGTTAGGAACTCGTACCACTTATTAACCGGCATATATACGCCGCGTTCTTCTGCCTTTGCCAAATAGTGCATAGACTTGCGCAAGTCTTCAACGCCGTTCTTGTCACGCCAGCGGCTGACATACTTGGTGGCATTACCTAGTAGATAGGGCATATTAGTATCGCATACATAATCCCAGTGGATATACTTGTTGCGGTAATGGGTTCCGCCTATTTGCATATCATTTACATCCATTACAGTTCCTCCATTTCACGGCTGAACGCTTCTAACATCTCTTCTGCTTTGGCGGTTTGTTGTTCGTCAGCCAAGTAGTTAATCGCCTTAACCAGCACCTCACGCCATTTACGGAAAGGGCGTTTGGCGTTAATCTTACCTTCCCTCACTTGCTGTATGCAGTACCACATTCCGCTGAGGGTATCTGCCAGTTTAAGGAAGTTAATTTCCTCTGGATGCAAGTCAAAGTGGACGCCGTTTTGCTCTTCCCAGTGGCGCTCAAGTTTATCCAAAACACTTTTCAGTTCTGGGCTTGCTTGTTTAGTAGGGAATGGAATATCCCCTGTATAATACTCAGCCGCGTCATGGGTTAATGCTGCCAGCAATAATTCCTTGGAACATTGCGGATAAATGTATTGCAGTATCAAAGCAACTTCCCATTCATGCTCACTGTTCTTTTGCTTGTCCATACCGATACTACTATGGAACCGAACAACATTACCGCTCTGCAATACCTTACGAATATTCATTATTTGGATCCTTTGTTAGCGCGAGTTTCTAACCATGTTCCACAAGCCATACGCCAGTCATCAGCAACTAATAGCTTCAAGTGCTTACTGGCTTCGACTGGTCCTTCTGTTTTATGTACCAAGTAAACCAACAACATCGGCATAACTAAGTCTTCAAAATAAGCTGATCGCCAGTTACTACATTGATTAACCTCAACCAAACCGAAATCATCATACAGTTTGAAAAACTGCTTTAAATCTTGGTTAAAGAAACGCATACCAGCATGGGACATTCTAACCAAACACTCACAATATTCATACGGGTTAAAGTTACCTTGGAACCCGGTATTGGTACGGTTATAAACATCGCCAGCGGCTCCCTCAGTGTATACATGGAAGCTGTTACTAACCTGAGTATACGTACCCATGTTAACGCCTAAGCTGGCGGCAACGTATTCTTGGATCATACTAAACTGAACCACGTTGGCACCGTATGCACCCCATACCATATCGTTAGAACGGTTATATACAGTCATGTCTAACCGCTGGTTACGCATACGGAATACAATGGACATATTGCAGGCTTTATCTTTTGTATCTTTATCGAGATCTTCAGTGTCCCATATTTGGCATACTGCCTGACGGCTATTAGGGTCGCGGGTTAACGTTTTGATAACTGTATCAATCTGGTCTTGAGCAAACGCTTTACGCAACCGATAACCGTATGGCGCATTGAATTCTATACCGTCGTCACTATAATCCCCCATGCCCTTATTGAATTCAGCTAGAAACTCAACATCACTGCGACCAGCTATAATCCAAAGCGCTTCCATTAGATGGAAGAACGGGTTGGCATCTCTAACGCGACTCATAAGAACTCTATGCCTAGGATGTTTATAAACGGTAGCAACGGGTGCAGGCATCTCCAGCGTCATCCCGTTGCGGCTTTCAACTTTTATACCTTCTTTCTGTATCAATACCAATCCTTTGGCTAGTGCTTCATTGACATCGTTGGCTTCTATTACATACATATTCTAAACTCCTTTGTATTTACGTTTGGACCGACCTGTACCATTGCTCACCTTCATATATTTCGAGTATTCACAAAAGCAATTCTGAAAGTTTTGATGACAAAGTATATCTAAAATACTTTCCGGTACTTCATATTCAATTACTTCATAGGCGCTGTCAATAGCTTTTTGATAATTACGTGACGTTATCTTTTCTTCCCAGAACCATTCTAAACCTCTCAAACTTCCAGGCCCAGGAGCGCTGAAACTAAACCAGTCCGGAGCCTTATTTAATGGGTGACCTGTTGTATTCTTAATATCAGCCACTACTTGACCGGCTAGGAAACTCGCTACCCCTTCCACTGTCATCAGCCGCTTATGTGCCTCAGCCAGTGTAGTACAATTGTCAATGATGTCTTTACGCTTTGCAAGCTGTTCCAATAAATAAAGACAATAGTCTGCTTTCGGCATTGCCTTGCCGTTAGTGGATATAATATAGGCTCCATTCCATATACGCTTACCCGCTGCTTTACGCTCAGCCAATACGTTTTCCGCATTTTCCAGCCATAAGCTTAGATCGCTGTCATAGTCTATAGGTTGCATAAGCTCAACAAGGGTATCAGGTTGGTTGAATATACGGGCGACAACCATAGCAAAGGTATAGCAGGCCACTGTAGACTCCTCAGCGCCAAAGTCATCCAGCCCTGTAGGGTAAGTCCAGTTATTACGTATCCACCGGGTAACGCGGTCGTCCTCTCTGTTGACGTTGCAATAATAGACGGATTGCATAACCGGGTTAGTGCTCCAGGGTTTGGGCTTGCCTGCCTCTTTACGCTGGCGTATGTTATCACGTTCGGTTATCCAATAGACCATTTGTTCCTGATTAGAAGTTAAGCTCATAATACAGAATCTCCTTTTTAATTCTATAACGTCATGGTTGCTATTAGGTTGTACTAGGTAGATAAAGAGAGACCGTGTTTATATGCTTTTTTCCATTGGACTGTCATTCCCAAATCTGTTATATGTCGCTGCTGTTTGCCGTTGCTCTTGCTTTTTATACTTACGAAATCTTCATGTAACTCTTTAAATTTATTCATAGCTTTGATAATTTTACCCTTGTTTCTAGATAGTTCTAACCCGCCTTTGCCAGAACTGGCATCGGTAACTATCCAATCAGAAGTAAATATATTCTTACCACCGCATTCGTAAACTGAAAGAGCTACGTGCCAGTCTTCGCAAAGTTCTATATCGTCAAAACGTATAAGGTTATCTTCTAAAAACGATTTGTTAAAACCGTATATCATAGAAGGAGCAGAAGCTTCATATTCGCTAGGTTTGGTGTTTGCCATAAACCTGTTAGATACCCCCACGTAGACATAGCCTTCTTCTAACTTAGATTTAATCCATAAGAACAATCTGTCTATATCTGAAGAATTAGATTTTACATATTTATCAGACAAGTGACAATATGTTTCAAATTTTAAGTCGTCATCTAACATGACGATATGTTCGTCTTCATCACCTTCATCATCTTCAATATAAAGCTGCCTGAGCAAGCCCATATTGCCATCAGCTTTATCATTATGATGGGAAACTATTTCACTATTTAAAAACAACTCTGTAGAGAAACTTTCTGTGGATATCACTTTATCTCTATTAGTGGGTATGATTATTTTCATAATTTGTACCCTATTCCTTTTTCGTAAGCTTTTTTCCATTGCACCCTTACATCAAAACGAGTAGGGAACTCTTTCCAAGTGGTTTTAGTAGTCTTCTCAACTACGGTTACAAAGTCAGGGAAACTAGCGGCTAGTTCCTCAGCACATCTTTTCTGCATTTCCCATGTCCGGTAACTGCTACAACCACCAGCGGCACCTGAGCCAACTTGGTTCCAACAATACTGGTACATAACCCGGTTCGCTATACCTTGTGTTAGCAAACTGAGAATCATGTAGAAGTCTTCCATTACATCTTGTCCATCAAAGCGTAATCCCAAAGTTTTAAACCTCTGGACATCAATACCATGGAAGTTCATTTGCCGGGTATGTTCTTGGTAGTTCTCAAGGTTATGGTTGTTACCTTGCCGGGCACTAACGCCAACCACTGGAACATCATCCAGTGACATCCAATTAACCAGTTCCTCAAACAAGTCTTCCATCATATAAGGATCGCACTTTTCCAGCTTTACTGTGCCAACAATACGTTTGAAAAATACCATATCATCATCTAGCAAGAATAAGTAAGGGGTTAGACAATTATCTACAGCCCATTGTCTAACCTTGCCGATGCCTTTTACTTCTGGCGGCATGGCAATAATGTTCACATTGTCAACGGTTAATCTGTAGTCGTCAAACTCCTCACTTTCTACCAGCAAAGTACAAACCCCGCGTAACCTATCTCCCAGGAAGTCTAAGGTCACTTGCTTGTCAGCTCTACCCTTTGTAGGTATGAAGATTGTTACATCACTGAAGTCCATCTCAAGTCTCCTCAATAAAGCCTTTCTTAATGGCGTAGTTTATGTGAGGGGTTGGACCCCCTTTTTCACCTTCTAAAAATAACTCTAGTTCTTCAGCACTAGCTTCCCCGAGGTTATCTTCAATAAACGCTACTAGACGGGAGTGTCTTCCCCTAGTAGGTTCTTTAGTTCCGACGGTGAAATCCTTACCTGCATAGCTGGTTTTACGTTTAGTGGTAGTTTTACCCGCTTGCTTTGGTTTTACTGGGTCTTTTTTAGCAG